TCGGTCGCTATGGTCTTCTGGGAGCCTTCCATTGAGGGCACGATGGTCACATACGCTTTTGCGACTTCGATGTGATTACCGTCAGCCATGTTCCTGTCTCTCCTTTATCCATTTGCGCAGTTCCGTCAAAGGCATCGCGCCCTTGCCGAGCTTGCGCTTTTTATCTTCATCCGCGCCCGGTCTCGGGTACGGCTTTATCTTTCTTGGTTTGTTGCCTCCGAGCGCAACGATCTCCGCCCTGATCACTTGAAGCAGGTCGTAAATGTCCGCCAGGATGGCGTTCGTCTTTATCGTCTGATCCCATCCGGTCGACTTGTCCAGGTCTCTTGCGAGAGCACTGTCGCCGCCGATGTTGATCAAGAATGAATGGAGGGAGCTCCACGAAAGAGCTCCCCCCACATCGGATAATTGATACCTCGTTCTTGTCATGAGATCATAATCAATAGCCTCGGCGTGTTCATTTACGAACTCGGCGAGGCTGAGGATTCCCCCATGCTGATCCTTTCGCCCTCTTCGTTTGCGGCTTTCCACAAATTGAAGAGCTGGATCAGTTCATCCTGTTCAAGCTCGTCAATAACGCTTTCCGGAACGTACTGAGAAAAGAAGTCGATCATGAAGTCGAGCATCTCAAGTTCTCCGGCTTTCGCTGCAGCAGTCATCTTTTTGAGCTGCTTTACTTTGATGTTTTTGGCGAGCGGGATTTTGTACTCCTTCCCGCAAATCGGGACGGTTAAATAGCCTCTTTTAGGCTTTACGAGTTCCGGCATGGTAAAACCCTCCTAAAAATCAAGACGTTGTCTGTCCGTCGTCCTTGATGAGCGTCCAGGAATCAGCCTCGATGGTTGCTTCCCAAACGATCGCCTCAGTGGGAGACATGGAAACGTCTCCAACCTCACGGACGATTCCGCGTTCTGTGCCGAGATAGATCAGATCGTCGCCATCCTTCATAACGAAAAGGAAAGCCATCGGTGAAGCGCTGACGCCAGCCTCGACAGTGACGGAAGTCACTTTGCCGTGGCCGCTCGTAGCTGCTGCGACGGAAACGTTGCCTGCTCCGAAGATCGTCTCGAGCGTCTTCTGTTCGGTATACATGAGCGGAGCCACGACCGTGCCGCCCTCGTCACCTGCCACAAGTCTCTCGACCTGCTTTGCCCAGTTGCGAAGGGGCTCTGAATCCTTGCCCGTTGACCATGTGATGCCGTCTTCCGTTACGGCTCCGGCCTCAACCCATGAAGTGAGTGAAGAGGAGCTGTCTGTAGGGAGTGCGGTGCCTGCGGGTGCCGTGTAAAACATGCCCGAAGCCTTGCCGATTCCCAGATTGACCTTATTGCTTGCCATAAGCTAAAGCCTCCTGTTTTAAGATTCTGGTATTGTGAACGGTTCACGGTGAGCGGTCACAAGGACCAGCGCCGTGCAAAGTTTTAAGTCCGGACGGACGGGATCGTTCCCCCAGCTCGCCAGACTGTTGAGTGACATGTGTCTCAAGGCTCCGAACTGCTCTTCACATCTCACCTCAAGCACTCCAAGAACTTCCCTCATGCACTCGTTCGCGTCCGCTTCGGTCTCAGCCCTCACCGAGAGCTTGACCTGGAACGTGTCGATCGTGTTGCCCGAACTTCCGCCGGTCTGCTCGATGAGCACACACGGGAGCCCGTAGTTTTCGGGAAGCGGCCTGCAGTAGGCTTCGAAGTAGTCCGTCAAAGCCAGCCGAACCTCGTTTTCTATGTCGACCTGTTTCAATATGTTCATGTGATAGCCCTCGTTAAGACTGCGTCTTCAGCTTCGGCCGCTGACGCATATCCGTCAGCCGTTGACACGAAGCCGATCCAACGGCCTCCGCCATAGCCACCCATCTGAGTCCGTGCCGTAAAGCCTGCGTTCGGATCCCCGTTCGGGTTCAGGGCTTTGGCCAGACTGTCGGGACTGACGGCCGCATAATTCTCGACCGCCCTGTCCTTGATCTGATCCGTTATCCCCTGCACAAGCTCGTGGCATCCTTCAGACTGTAAGATCTGTCGAAAGCCTGCCGAGTTGAAAACCAAACGCGTGCTCATCCCTGCCACCTCATTAAGTTGAGCTGTATGTTGGAAAGCCTTCCCGCAGCGGTCCACTTCTTAGGCTCGCCGCTGATCGTGTATATCTCGCCCTCGAACCTGATGCGGTCTCCCACTTTGACGTCGGAACCTTCGGGAAGGTATGCCGTCCAGCCTTCGCTAATGCCCAGGACTCGCCCATCCTGAGACAGACTCGTCGTTGCAGGCTGAACCGAACAGCCCTTGATTACAAGCTCACTTGTCTTGCTCCAGTCCGGTATGGTGGAGCCTCTCGACTCCTTCGTGCCCGGACGGATCCTCGTGATCTCCTGTTTGCAAAATGATGGGAGCATGTCACCACCTCCTCGGAGGCGGAGGCGGCAACGGCCTCGGAGGCACAAGGTCCACGACGTCGATTTTCTGACGTCTCAAGCCGAGCGTCTTCAAATCTGAAGGCCAGAGCTTGATCGCGCCGCTGGCATTGGGCAGAGAGTAGGACTGCGAAACTCCACCGGCTCCCTCTGAATAGGAAGTCGCCGGAAGCATGTCGCCCGGAGTGTTGAGCTCGCGGATGACGATGTCGCACACCACGCCTTTTGCTATGTCTGCAAGAACGCGGTAGCTGTAAGTCACAAGGATCTCTCCCACACGGGGCTCGTTGAAAGTTAGCGTCCTGCCCGAAACCGTATAATCCGTTGAAGGGACTTCGACACCGTTTATCGTGACGATGACGTCGCCTTGAGGATCGTTTGACAGAGTGAACTCCGCCACGACGCCGCTTGTTGCCGTGAAGCAGTCGATGATGGGCGCGAGATCCGACTGATAGATCATCTGATCGTAGTCCCTGCCCGTTTTCTTCGCCTCATATCTAATCAGAGAGCAGATGATCGGAATGAGCTTTTCGGCTCTGTTCTGTTCAGTCAACGTCAGCTCCCTTTTAAGGTTCACTACGTCAAAAACTGTTGCATAATCTGCCATCTTTTTACCCTCGATTACTTAGTTTTCTTTGTTGTGGTCTTCCTGATCGTCTTCTTGACAGGCTTGACATCCTCTGCTTTTGCGACGGGAACGTCAACGGCAGGCTCCTTTGCAGGAGCCTTGCCGCCGTCTATTCTTTCCCAGGGTCCGCCAAGTACGGATGCCGTTTCAATGACCACGCCTGTCTTGACGTTCCTAAACTTCATCAGGAACCGCTGCCCGTTTTCTCAATACGAGCAAAAGCAGCGCCGTCAAGGATAGCCCAGCCGACCCATGCCTCTGCACGGAGGTAAACCTGGTTGTGTCCCTTGAGGTCGTTTCCGGAATTGTCAGGATCACCGTATTCGATAACCTCGAAGTTGATCTTGTCGGCATAGCCCCACTTGAAAGCGTTCTTGAAGTCGCCAATGTAAGCATATTCTCCTGCGACCTTAGAAACGGTGGAGTTGACGTCGCAAGGAACGCCGTTCATGGATCCGGGGTTAGCGCCGAGCTTGAACTGAGGATACTGTGAAACACCGCTCTCCTTGATGTTGGCGAGTCCTGCAGCGAAAGTCTTTGAGAAAGCCATACCGGTGTTCTCATAATCGCCGATAGCTGCGACTGCGCTGTCGAGGTTTTCCTCGAGCTTTGTTGCATCATAAGTAACGGATGTTACGTCGTCGTTAGTGTCAAAAGAGTTCTTGCCGATGAGAAGCGTTGCGAGCGCGCCTGTCTTCGGGTTGGTTCCGTGCATCGCCATGATGTCGATACCACGAGCGATCTTCTTCTCGAAACCTTCGTTGAAGCCCTTGAGGTATTCAAGCCTCTTCTCTTCAGAGCAGCGAATGAACTCGTCAGAAACTCTTGCACCATACTCGATCTTCTTGGGAACGATGTTGATGGGAGCGTTTGAGTTGCTGTGTTCTGCCTTTGCTGCAGCTTCGCCTACGAGGTTGATTTCACCATCGAAGCTGAACGACATGATGTCTGTGCCGCTGAAAGCGACGGGGGTCTGATCGCAGAGCTTAGCGATGGAGCTGTGGCCCTTTGCGCCGATAAATACTTCCTTGACCATCTCGGCCGGGAAACCTGCTGATGTAAATGCCATAAGTCATTTCTCCTTTGTTGTTTTTAGTTGTTTTGAATACTTCCGAGAAGCGCCTTGTACGATGCAGTCTTGCTGTCAGTCGGAGGCGTTTCAGTCGATTTGGTCGGCAACGGCGTGTGGCCACTGCCCACCAGCTTTTTGAGTGATTCCGCATCGGAACGGATGGACTCTTCGTCGTCTCCGCTGATCCTTGAGATCCACTCATAGGAAAGACCGACCTCGTGAGCTATCCGAGACTTTAATGAGGCCGTCTCGTAAGCCTTGTTTTTCGCCGTGAGGTCTGCGATGGTTGCCTCGTCACCCTCGTGAGCCTTCTTGAAATCATCAAATGCCTTGTTAGCGTCATCCAATGCCTTCTGGTGGTCCTCCGGAGAGATCCATCCTTCATAGCGTTTCTGCGCGGACTCGCGCTCGCGCTTCAGGCGGTCCTTGATGATGTTGTCCAGCTCTTCCTGGGTTTCGATGGGCTTGAAGCCTTCCTGATTCTGTTCTGACATGGTTTTGTCCTTTCCCCGATTCAATCCGTTCGGTAACGTAATGTATTTAGTAACTGACGCGCTGCTTTTTTGCTTCCTTCGCGTTTGCGCACGCGTGAGTTGCCAGTACGATTGCCTCGATGAGCGAAACTTCAATGTCGTCATCGAGTGTTTGGTAGCCGTAGCCACCGCCTGAGCCGATCGCTCTGTGTTTGCAGTTGGTAACGGACTGCCTCAATGCAGGCTGTCCGTT